TAAATCTTACAGACGATTATATTTGTGATTCAGCTAATCCACAGGGTATTGCAGAGATGTCACGAGCAGGCATAAATTCCAAAGCAGTACGCAAGGACACGATATTGAGTGGAATAGACCAAATCAAACGTTCCAATTTCTTTGTCCATTCCAATTCCAAAAACCTTATAGAAGAATTAAATTCTTATGTATGGAAATCAGATAAGAATGGTAACAACTTGGACGAGGCGGAGGATAAAAATAATCATTTGATAGACCCCATCCGTTATGTGTTGACCATGAAGGTTATGAGAAACACAGGTGTTTATGTTTATTAAAGTGAGATGAACAAATAAAAGATATTTATAAATGAGTATGACTATAACAAGTAAAACAAAAAAGTTTGAAGTAAGTGAACCCACCATCAGAGAGTTTTGTGACGTAATGAAACTTAAAGATATATTGGATGAAGATGAATTAAATGTGAGATTGATTGAGAAGGTTACAGGGATGTCTCACGAAGATGTAATGGAGATGGACGCAACCACAATCCAAAAGATTGGTTCCGTATTATTCACACACTACAACAAAGAATCAAAGAAACTAACACAATCATTCCAATTAAACGGAGTGACATATAAGTTCATGGATGTTAACACCATATCATTCGGTCAGTTCGTTGACATTGATACATTCTTAAAGAAGGATGAATCATACAGAATATCAAACCTAAATGAGTTAATGGCGTATATGTATTGTGAGGAAAATATTCCTTATGGTAAATCAGATTTCAAAAAGAGAATAGAAACAATGTTGGACGCCCCATCACATATCGTTGAAGGCGCCCTTTTTTTTTTATTAAATTTAGAGAGGGGGTTGTACGAAATTATGGAACTCTCTTTAAGGAGTCCATTGATGTTTCAGATAATGAGATTGAGAATGGCTTTTCACAGTTTTGGGGCTACTACCAAACTATTTCGTTTCTTGCAGAAAACAAAATTTGGCAGTTGGATTTTGTTACTTCTATGGGTCTTACTTCTGCCCTTAACCATTTGTCTTACCTTACTGACCTCAATAACGAACAAGAAAGGATAATGAAAGAACAACAAAGAAATAATAGATGAGTGTAATAAGTTTTTTAGTATCAAGTGCTTCCACACAGAATGATGCGTGTCAGATTGGGCCGTATTATTTGGTCTATGCAAATGTCGCACCCAATCAATGTAACCCATGTGCAAGTCTATTAACTTGTTGGCCTTGTCTTCAAGCAAATGTTGATACTCTTTTCATTGATAGTGGTTGTACGATTCCAGTTCAAACAGGATATTATTCAAACGAATATAATCCAAACATTTATGCAACAATTTTCACTATAAATGGTTTGTTACAACCTGCAGGATTTCAGGGATGTAGTGTTTTTCCTACCCCAACTCCAACAGAAACATCAAACGTTCCTACTCCAACACAAACCCCAACGAATACTGAAACTCCTACAAACACTCCAACGGTAACACAAACCCCAAGTGTAACACCAACGAACACAGGAACACCAACAGAAACTCCGACTAACACTCCTACACCATCTATAACTCCATCTGTATCTGTATCATCATTACCAAGTAGTGGGGTTAACTTTAAGAAGATTGCACAAGACTATCAGAAACTCGCCGACTCACACAAACAACTTAACTCATTTGGTTTAGGTAACTCTGACCAATTATCTTATTGGACACAGACAAGAGATAAAGAAGAGAACACAGAATTTCAATCACCATACTATCCATTGTTGTATGTTGTTCCAAGTAACATCACAAATGATTTAGAATACAAGACATGGGAGTTCAACACAATCGTTGCAGATGTTCTTGAAAGAGACCTTGCAAACCAAGTGGACATCACATCAGACACATTACAAATCTTACAGGATATTGTATCACAATGGAGACTATCCGTTAATCCAAGGTTGGGGAACTACTATCAAGATTATTGGGTTGATGATGAAGTTAATTGTGTTCCATTTTTGGAAAAGGAAGATGACTTATTAAACGGATGGAATGGTGTTATTAGAATTAAGACAATGACCCCATTGAATAGATGTGCTGCAGCGTTTAATACATTCACAGGAACAACAATACAACATCTAAATGGAATTAACTTAAAGACATTCTATGAAGACTTTAAGTTACTCGCAGACCATCACAAACAATTAAATTCATTCGGATTTGGTTCTGTGGATGACTTCCAATACTTAAATCAATCAAGAGACAAAGAAGATAACACAACATTTAACTCACCATATTATCCATTGATGTATGTCGTACCGAATGATGTAGTTCAGAAATTTAATTACATGGAGTATAAGTTTGATGTTATCGTCGCAGATATTATTCAACGTGACCTTGCAAACCAAACAGATGTATTAAGTGATACCAACCAAATATTGGATGATATCATTTCTCAATTTAGATTATCTGTAACACAATCATTAGGTAATTTCAATAATGAATACTACATAGACAATCCAATAACTTGTGTTCCATTCATAGAACAATACGATGACTTATTAGGTGGGTGGACTGCAACCCTGAACATACAAGTAATGACTCCGTTGAATAGATGTGACGCAGCGTTCTTTGAATCATTTATCACACCAACACCAACGGTTACTTCAACATCCACATCAACTCCTACACCGACACCATCTATCACTCCGACAAATACTCTCACCCCAACTAACACTAATACACCTACTAATACAGAAACCCCAACTCAAACACCTACACCTACTAATACAGAAACCCCAACTCAAACACCGAGTGAAACTCCAACTAATACTCCTACAAATACTTCTACACCAACTAATACACCTACACCGTCAGAGACACCAACTCAAACTCCGACTAATACTTCTACACCAACTAATACTCCAACACAAACTGCAACACCTTCTCAAACTCCAAGTGGTGGAGGTGGAGGAAATAAATTATGGAATACCAATACAACAAATTGGGATAGTGAAACAGGACTTTGGAACACAGTATAAAATTAAAACAAAAATAAAATTATATGTCTAACTTAACAGGACAACAGATTAATCAGACCTATGATGGTTTATTAAACCTTCAAGATTCAACAACAGGTATAACTAATTCATTCCAATCAATTCAAGATGGGTTAGGAAACAATACAGGTTTAAGAATAAAACAAAACGGATTATTTGGTGGAGGTATAACATCGTATAACGCATTCCAAGCCCAATTTTTTGGTAATGGTTATAGCATTGCTGCTGGAACACAATACGGTTCAGGGATGCAGAACACAATAATCGCAACACCTTTTTATGATAATGGGTCATTTTCCTATTCCGCAATTACAACATACACAGTGACGGCAACATCAACAAGTGATACAATTGAATACGCAATTTATTCAGCACAAATGATAAACCCTTTCGGACTATATCCTTATCAACAAATAATGTCGGGTATGACCGCATCAACAACATCTGTTGGGGCAAAAACATTTGTATTACCATCAACATTATCTTTTAGTGGAACAGGGGCAGGAATATATTTTCTTGTTTATAAAGTTAGTAATAGTGGAGTTCAACCAACTTATAGACCCGCAGCAACAGGGGTAGCTTTAATTACAGCAAATGGTGCATTCCCTTCTGTTGGGTTGGTTCAAGGTTTTACTGGAAACTATACTGCTACAATGTTTAGGTCTAATAATGGTGGTAATAGTTTCATGTCTTTTTCTGGTTTATCAACTTTTGATGCCACTTATTCTACTACAATAAACACATTACAAAGTACATCAACAACATTAGGTGGTAATGGGTTAGGTGTATTATTACACACAATAGGAGTATAATTAAAATCAAGCAAGATGTTTGAATTAACAGAAGAAGCGTTACAGAAACTTGGGACTCTTTTCGTCAAGATGATGAAAATGAAAATCAAGGAAAAGATTTATCCCTATGGACATCCTGAAAGGGATACAGGGGATAAATACGCATCAGGTAATTTATACAATTCCCTCACCGCAACTGTGGTTCCTAATGGGGATGACTTTGAACTTGTTATTACATACGCAGATTATTTTAAGTATGTTAATAAAGGTAGAAAGGCAGGAGTAAAAAGAGTTCCCCTGACTGCACTACTTGATTGGATTAAGATTAGAGGTATAAGAGGAGTGAAGAGAGGAAAGGGTAGAGGAGCGGGGAGAATATCTAATTTAAGTCTCGCGTTTGCAATCAGAGAAAGCATATACAAGTATGGTATTCGTCCTGCTGATATTTATGATAAAGGGTTGGATTCTTTGGAACAAATTTTTGAGAACCCACCACCTGAATTACAACAAGCATATACTGACCTATATGCTGCGATTGAGAATGACGTGGTAAATTTTGTGGACGCAAATATTGTAGATAAAGAAATAGAAACAATAAAATTTGATTAATGAGTTTAGAATTAACTATACGACAAATGCCGTTGGAGGTAACACCAACTCACTCTGACCATACGTGGAATGTAGTGATGAATGATTTCAGTGCATACACAGACATTAGATTGGTAGTGGACATATACGGTAATCCGTATCTTAATGATTCAGGTTCCACTCAAACATCAGGAAAGATTGCGAGACTACTCGTACCACCAAATCAATTTGGTAATTGTATCTTCAACGTGGAGACAATCATCTATAACTTGGTTGAAGCCAATCCAAGAAACTTAAACATGAATCCTGGTGCAACATCAGGAACAGCAACAACTGACCCTTATCAAGTCCTTGCTGCGAACTCCCAAACAACAGAGGTATTATTAAACACAAACCAAGCAACTGTGAATAATAATAGACTCTCAACAATAACGTTTTCAAACGGTTTTAACGGGGGTTACGAGGGATTTGAGAA